AGGTAGCTGTCACGAACTCAAGCGTGAATTTTAATCTGGACACTATCTTGCCAATTGGGAAATACCGCTTAGAGATTAGTGCTGGTGGGTATATTTTCCCGAGTGACAAAGAAACCCACATCAAGATAGTGGCTTCAGATAAGGAATTGGTCACAGAGGAAGTCCATGCTCTTAAGGAGCTGGATATAGCAAAGGAAGTTGAGAAACAACTTTCAAAAAAAACAGTAACAGATGGTGGAGTATGTCCGGAATTTCCCGATCTACTCTTCTTTTATAATATTGGAAAGGTATGAAAACAATGGACACAACAAAATTAACAGCATTCGCACAGGCAGTAGGAGCAGATATCAAGGAAGTTAAACAAAGCGTCAGCACTAAAGTAGAGACTTCAGCAATGACGCAAGCTATCTCACAAGCAGTTACTCAAGCCAAATCAGAAGTCAAAGCTGAAATATTGGGTGAGTCTGTACCTGAAAATCTTGACACACTGAAAGAAATTGCGGATAAGATTACTAACATGGGACAGGACGAAAACGGCGCTCTTCTCGGAAAAGTAACTGAAGTCAGCGGACGTGTAGACCAGATCGCTAATCTTGATTTAGTAGCAACTTATAACCAAGCGAAAGCGTGATATCTATGAATAACCTTGAAAACCTAGCAACCGCAATAGGTAAGGATATCAAGGATATCAAGACACGTTTTGCGACTAAAGAAGAAATGCACGAGGCAGCTGATATTGACTATTCTCAGATCGTGACGCATGAAGAACTTGAAGAGAAGCATTATCTAACAGAACATCAATCGCTTGCGGAGTATGCTAAAAAATCTGAATTACCTGTTCCATATGACGATTCTATAATCAAGCAACGATTGACTGTTTTGGAAGAGCGTCCAGTCAATAGCACACCAACATATCGCATCGTCAAAGGTGATATACCGGGCGGTGGTGTTGGGGCAACTGCAACGATTACTGCCAATGATTTAATGAACCCTGACGGTATTAAAGTCGGAGATATTATTGAAGATTACTGGAGTGGGGCAACTAGCACTAACCAAGGTTTTTGGAAAGTAACCGCTGTTAACGGAACTAATATCTCTGTTCAAGGAATCGGAACAAGAAACTTTCCGATTCCTTATAACGATAATGAATTAAAACAAAGGATTTTAACGTTAGAGAGTCGCCCAAGCTCAGGAAGTGGTGGTCTGGGTACTGAAGAGATAGCTACTTATAGCAATACAGTCATCTATATTCCTAACGGGAATATCGTATACAATAAGAGCTTAAAGAAGTTATCTTTTCCAAAATGTAATGTAAAAGTTGGAAAGTCCAATTATTGGTGTGAGGCTCAAGAGGTTTCTATCAATGGCAGTGCAGGCTTTATCGTGTTTAATAAGGCTCAAAAACGAATTGTCGGAGGCGAGGTTAACACGACTAATGATGTATTGCTTGGCTATTACGACAACAATGCTGGTAATTACTACATCAATACTTTTAGTAAAGCGACAAAGACCAAAAAAATTGCTTGTTTGGGTGATTCGATTACTGAAGGTGTTAACGCTGGAGGTTGGCAATGGCACCGCTACATTGATAGTTGGTGCAAAAGTAACGGCATTAATAGTATTGTCACGAATTTGGGTATTGGCGGAACATCCGTCTGTACTTCAAGTTATGTAACTGACAGATTGAAGCCATTTGTCAACCGATTAGACACAATACCAACTGATGCGGACATTGTAGTTGTCTTCGGAGGTACAAATGATTGGGGTAACAATGCTACGCTCGGAACCATTGAAGACACAGGCACAGAAACGTTTTACGGTGCTTACAAGCACATTTTAGAGTGGTTGGCAATCAATCGTCCAAATGCAAAAGTAATGACTATGACACCGCTGAAACGCTATTTTAGAGGTGGTGGTACGACTTGGGTGAATGCTCAGACAACACCAAATAACAAAGGAAACTTGTTACAAGACTATGTTCGAGCAGTCAAGGAGGTGTCAGATCTGTATGCTGTTCCGTGCGTTGACTTGCATAATGATTCTGGGCTTAATCCAGTCTTAGAAATCGTCCGTACAAAATTTATGGGAGACGGATTACATCCGACCGCAGAAGGGAATAAGAGGATGTATCCGATTATTTTAGATAAGATGCGTCCACTTTTAGAATACGATTGATGAGGTGTATATGCAAATTGAATTTTTTGATTTTTTTAGAAGTGTCGTTCAGACTGAAGATGGTCTTATCTTATACGCTCTGACCTTGATTGTTTCAATGGAAATTATTGATTTTGTGACAGGAACTATTGCTGCTATTGTCAATCCTGATATTGAATACAAGAGTAAAATTGGTATCAATGGCCTACTTCGTAAGATTTTAGGGGTTCTCTTATTGATGATCCTTATTCCGATGTCTGTCCTATTACCTGAAAAGACAGGTTTTGCATTTCTATATTCGATTTATCTCGGGTATATCGCATTTACTTTTCAATCGCTTATTGAGAACTACCGTAAATTGAAAGGGAATGTTACCATTTTTCAACCAATATTGAAAGCATTCCAACGCTTGCTTGAAAAAGATGAAGATAAAAATAAAGGAGAATAACACATGCAACAAATTAATGAAATTATCACAAACGGAGCAGTAAGCATTGCAATTATTTTGCTTGCTATCGCAGTTAAAGCGGTCAAGGAGTACCTCATAAAAGAGGGTGGTGAAAAGACTGTCAAAATCGCTGAAATCCTAGCTAAAAACGCAGTTCATGCCGTTGAGCAAGTCGCCTCTGAAACTGGTTTTAAAGGCGAAGAAAAGTTGGAACAAGCCCGCACTAAAATTCGTGCAGAGCTCAACAAGTACAATATCAACATGACTGATAAGGACTTAGACACATTTGTCGAGTCAGCAGTTAAACAGATGAATGACGCTTGGAAAGGAGAACAATAATGGATATCGATACAAGCAGACTACGCACAGACTTGCCGATTGTTGGATTTGAGCCTTTCCGTCAAGTGCATGCCCACTCGACGGGAAATCGCAACTCAACCGCTCAAAACGAGGCAGACTACCACTACAGAAAGGACCCTGGACTTGGGTTCTTTTCTCATGTCGTTGGAAATGGCCGTGTGATGCAGGTAGGCCCTGTAAATAAGGGAATGTGGGACGTTGGGGGCGGTTGGAACGCTGAGACTTATGCAGCGGTTGAATTGATTGAAAGCCATTCAACCAAAGAAGAGTTCATGACAGACTACCGTCTTTACATCGAATTGTTACGCAACCTAGCAGATGAAGCAGGCTTGCCGAAAACGCTTGATACAGACGACCTTGAGGGTATCAAAACGCACGAATACTGTACCAATAACCAACCGGACAACAGTAGCGACCACGTTGACCCTTACCCATATCTTGCTAAATGGGGAGTTAGTCGTGAACAGTTTAAGCGAGACATTGAGAACGGCCTAGGCGCTGAAACAGGCTGGCAGAAGAATGACACAGGCTATTGGTATGTACGCTCAGACGGCTCTTATCCGAAAGACAAGTTTGAGAAGGTCAACGGAACTTGGTATTACTTCGACGGCTCAGGCTACATGCTTGCAGACCGCTGGAAGAGGCACTCAGACGGCACCTGGTACTACTTTGACCAATCAGGCGAGATGGCCACAGGCTGGAAGAAAATCGCTGAGAAGTGGTACTATTTCGACATAGAAGGTGCCATGAAGACAGGATGGGTCAAGTACAAGGATACATGGTACTATCTCGACAGCAAGAGCGGAAACATGGTATCTAATGAATTCGTCAGAGCAGGTCAAGGCTGGTATTACATTAAACCAGACGGAACAATGGCAGACAAGCCAGAGTTCACGGTAGAACCAGACGGCTTGATTACGACTAAATAAATGTGATACAATAGTTGTGAGATAACGAAAGACATTTGAGGGCAGAAAGGTTCCTTCCGCACCTTGAAAAAGGTATCTGAGATGCTGGGTACACCGACCAGCCAAGCGTCCGTTATTTCAAAG